GCAATACAAGAAATTGAAAATGAAAAAACTAACTAAAAAAGAATATGCAAGTCCCTTTAATTACAATCCTAAAGAATACATAAAAAGTTTAGTGATTAAAGATGAGGCGTATATAGAAACCGTTGTAGATTTACAAGGAAATGCTGGAAAACCAATTTATCAAGGAACAGAAGTAATATTTAATAGTTAATTAAAATATATGTTCAACAATAATAAAGAAATTATAATTAGTACCCAAAAAGAGTTCGATAAAATAAAAAGTGATTTTAATGGACAAATAATCATTAAAAATACTAAGGAAAGTTTAAGTATAAATAGAAATTTTGATAATGCGTATATATACGTTTCTGACAATGCGACTATCAAAAATAAAGGTCGTTAGAGAATTAGATAAGTCAGAATACTAATATGACACCAAAAATATTTGATTACGAATACGTGCCAGATAAAATAGATTTAATGAAACAAATTGATAAATGCGAGGGAGTTCACACGCAACAAGCAATTTATAGCACTTTTCATTCTGCACTAACCCAAGTTTGCTTTCATTGTAAGAAAATTAGAAGCACAATCCGTAGGTAGTTTTATCCCCTAACAACATAGAATAAATATAATGAAAACAAAAATAATAAAATTTATAGGAGTAATGTGGATTCCGTTTTGGATATTCTTTTTTATGGCAACGAATGCAAGTGATTTTCCGCCATTCATGTCCTGGCTTGCCCCAGATATTTTTTGGGCAGGAAGTTTTATAGGAATAGCAATTATAACATGGAAATTATTAGATATTAAGTTTTATTAAAAACCCAGTAATAAGTAAAAATATAATGAAAAACAAATTAGCAAGCGCAGTAGTGGTAATCGGTTTAGTTTTATTCTTCGGCGGAAGTTTTGCCTATAGCTATTTTTCTTACTGTGGCGATTGGTTCACAAACAATAGTGGTTCATTTTTATTCAAAGTAATTTGTCGTAAATAAACCCCCATGAAAAACCCATCAACAATTAAAAAGAGTTCCAAAAAGGAAAGAGTGGTGAACTTCTTCAAAAAATGTCCTAGATGTGGAGAAAAAAGTTTAGTTGTTAGTATTTTTGGAAGTATTTGCGGTAATGATAAATGTAATTACCCATTAAAAATATCTTTACCAGCTAAAAGAAAATAGATTATTAATTAACCAATAACAGCGTATGGAAAACCAATTAGAAGAAGCAATAAAATTATTAAGAATGTCTAAATGTCCAGACCCTGATTGTGATAATAACGAACATATAGCTGTGCAAGTCAATAATGATGAATGGGAAGCACAACAATGTCAATGGTGCTGTGAAAAAAGAATATTATTAGAAAAGTTTGATACAGCTCGCAAGCTGGAAGAAGGAAAATGAAATGAGAAAAAAAGATATGGTTTGGTATGGTCCGCACGAGTGTAAAAATTGCAAAGGCATAATGATAGTTAAAGCTGGTAATGGTGCTCCAGATAACGAGCAGTATTTATTTGTTCACGATAGCCAATACCCAGCTCATAAATGGGTAAAACATATATGCCAAAAAAAGATGATATAACTATTGAAAAAGAAACGATTATGAAAGAAGTGCGTGGCGAAAAGATAGAAAAAACAACATTTCGTATTCATATTCAAAGTGAGGGAAAATTACGAAGTATAGTTTTTACGCCAGCCCAATTTAAGAAGTTTCAAAAAGAAGTAAGTTTGATTAAAAATTAACATAGAAGAATAAGGAGTTATGAAATACAAAGAATTATATAATTGTTGGATAATAAGCAAATCAAAACTAACTTTTACCCAATGGTTAGACAAATTTTATCCCGATAGATTATCAACCAATAACAAATAAGAGATATGAGAAAGAAATACAAAATTATATATGCAGACCCTCCATGGAGTTATAATGATAAACAAGATACTAAACTTCTTGGCGGAGCAGTAAAGCATTATAATTTAATGAGTATAAAGGAATTATGTGAATTACCCATTAAAGAACTTGTTGAAAAAGATGCTGTTTTGTTTATTTGGGTGACAAGTCCTCTTTTTGAAGATGTGTTTGATATAATCAAGACGTGGGGTTTTAAGTATAAAAGTAGTTTTGTTTGGGATAAGGTAGACCATAATATGGGACATTATAATTCAGTTCGGCATGAATTATTATTGATAGCCACAAAGGGAAGTTGTGTCCCCGAAGTAAAGAAATTATATGATAGTGTAATTTCAATACCACGAACCATACATAGTGAAAAACCATCTTATTTTAGAGAAATTATAAATACACTTTATCCAACAGGAAACCGAGTAGAACTTTTTGCCCGAAAAAATAATGATAAAGATTTATGGGGCAATAACTCTTTTGAGAACTGGGATACTTGGGGGAATGAAGTAGAGAATGATATAGAATTAGCTAACCCCCAATCAAAGCCAGTAGTAAAATTATAAGTAATAACAAATAAGAGATATGAGAGATATTTTATTTAGGGTTTGGGATGGTAATAGAATGACAAATAAGATTAGATTAGAGTTTGCTCACGGACTTCGTTTAGTTTCAGTGGATAATTTAGGTTTTGATATGGTTGGAGATGATAAATGTGTGCTGATGCAATCAACGGGGCTGAAAGATAAGAATGGTATTTTGATATATGAGGGGGATATAGTGACTGAACATTTACTGAGAGCTACTAAACTGGGAGAAATAAATTATGAAATTGTTTGGTGGTCAGATTATCACGGCTTTGCAATCACTTCTCTTAGTGATGATGGTAGCGAGAAATACATCCACGAAATGCGGTCAAAAGATGGAATATCCAAAAATCTTGAAATCATCGGCAACATTTATGAAAACCCAGAGTTACTTCCCCAATCAAAGCCAGTAGTTTAAGTTTGAGGTTCATTAAAAATTGAGGGTGGAAGGGGGAAGTCGTATAAAATGGTATTACGCAGTAAGGAACAACTGAGATAATAAGTAGAAAGACTCACTTATTCTTCCCCTCCTGCCCTTAATTAATTGGTTTAAGTTTTAGATAGTGTAGTTCTGGGGGCGTTGACGCGGGGGAGAGAGTGTACATATCGAACCCGCTGAGCTCCACCACAGCTACATTACCAAGTTTGATTATTAGTTAATCCCCCTCAAAAGAAAATGGCAAAAGAACTAAGATTGTGCTCAAAATGCAATACTATGAAAAATATGGAAAATGGAACAAATGAATGTCGCCAATGTTTTGAATCTAAACCATTACAAGAGAGTAAAGAGGAAGGATTGCACGGATTTCCTATGTTTGGAGCAAAAATGCCTACCCCACCAACAGTTAAAGAGGAACAACCTATGGAGGATTACTCTGACTTGGCAGAAACCCCACAATGGGGTGCTTGGAAAATAGTAAGTAATATGTTAGATAACCCAAACGAATACGGAATTTATCCAACGAGCAAATGTTATAAAGAACTATACGATTTTGTATGTGAAAGAGAAAGAATAGTCCTTGCCCATCAAAAAGAACAACAAGAAAATGAATTTAAGAAAATACTTAATTCTGGTAGACAAATGTATCAGATAGGTATAAAAGAAGGGAAAGAACAACAAAAGGAGGTGTATGAAAAAATTATCAAAAAACACAATGCAATTATAAAAGAACGCCTAGAATATTGCGAAGAACAGAATGGTAGAGATAGCTGTAAAAACTGCGGACTAAATGAAGAAGACGACATTATTTTCCTTATCCAATCTAACAATAAAGAAAATGGAAAATAAACCAAAACCAATAAAGGGAAAGAAAGTGGAATATAAAAAAGGCGAAAGAGAAGAAATGTTGAAAAACTGCTTTCCTATCTGTTATCTCAATAATCATTGTCGCACTTGTATAAAAATGTTTAGACAAAAACAAGAATTAGATTTTTTACCTAACAAAAGAAAGTAATGGAACATATTAAATACGTAAAAGTCCTACAACCTAACGAGAGTCCACCAAAGATAAAGAGATGTGCTTTAAGAGGTTGTATAAATATAGCAAAGCAGAGATATTGTAGTCCTGAACATTGTAGGTTGGATAAGAAAAGTTGGACAAAATAGGTCGGTTTGTCTTGACTTTGTTATAAAATAAGAGTAAGATTATAAGTAATTATAAATAACTAATAAAAAACAAATGGATAAATTTTCATTGCAAGATGCAAGTGTGACAGACCAACAAGCATTTAAAGATGGTCTAAAAGAATTACTAGATAAACTTTCACTTAATCTAGTAATAAACATAATTAAAACCCCAGTAGGTATTAAAATGGAAGACGGAAGTGTAAAAAATGTATTCGCAGACGAGCCAACTATTATCTTACAAAAGAAAGTAGCTATTCCTGATACAAGCGAACCAGAAGCACCTAAAATCACAGATGTAAAAGCCGAGCCAACTATTAGTCCTTTTGTCCCACAACCAAATGACACTGATTCAACGCCTGCGTAATTTGTTGGTTTTAAGTGAAAGTTCTTTCTTGCAGGAAATGGTAAAAAAAGCGAAACAAAGAGAACTTGAAGAAAAGGACGAAGATTATTTATCCTCATTTCACCCATTATCGAGAACAAGTTATCAATACACAGATAAGCCTCAAGCGATTATTATTAAAAGAGTAATAGTAGACCCTCTTGAAGAGGCATTAAAAGATGAAAATTAAACCATTTCCAAACCAACTAATCGTTAAACCTGCCGAAAAAAAACAAATACTTGTTTCGGACAATAAAAGTTTATGTCTGTATGGTGAAGTTGTAGCTATTGGCTCAAATGTAGAACAAGAAGGTGTGATAAAGGTCGGTGATACTATTATTTACGAAATGTGGGGCTTAAAATCCCCAGAAATAAATGGCGAAAAAGTCCACTTTATCCACAAAGATTCCGACTTTCTCTTGGGAACAGTCCAACTGCAAGAATAGTTATTTCCATAGATTTGAAATTACAGGTCAAGACAGCGATTATGTGCAAGAAACCTGTGAAATATGTGGCAAGCAAGTTTACTTCAAGGTCATAAATGGAACGACAGAAAATAATATCTACCTTGCACATCACATCCGAAACGCACTATTTCCATTACACACTTTATTCTTTCGTGAATACCCTAATTTTAGAAAACAATGATTAACACAACAAAAACCAATATATTAAATAATGCTTCGTGGGGTATCGGGACTGGAATCCATATATGTCGGCTCGCAGTGGAGGGGACTCTAGGCGGTAGAGGACGTAATGCAATTATTAAAAGGGAGTTTTATCCTTTTTACGAGCAAACAAAAGATGCATATTCTATAATCCAAGCCATTAAATGTGAAGACCCCCTAGAAAGTCTAGCCGTAGATATGATGAAAGACGCTACCGACTCAATGAACAAGCGTAGCAAAGACGGCAGAACGACTATGTGTATCTTAACTGATGAAATATTGCAAGGTATACAAAACTGCCAAGATAAAAACATAGACTGGGAAAAAGAACTAACAGAACTCTTACCTTTCATAGAGCAAAAGATAGACGAACAAACTAGACCAATTACAGTAGACGAAGTGGAAGCTGTAGCCCGAACAGCGAGTGATAGTGTCCGACTAGGTAAACTAATAGGTGATGTCTATAAAAAACAAGGCAAGGAATGTATAATCAACCACATAGAAAGCTCTGGCACATTTGATGATGAAGTGATTTACACAAATGGTGTTCACTTTACAAATACAGGTTTCGTTGCCCCAGCGTTTGTTCACGACGAGCAAGCGGTAAAAGAAGGTAGGCGAGAAGTCAAAGCGATTTATGAGAAGCCGACTATTCTAGTCACGAAAAACAAAATCAACGAAACTGACATTTCTCCTCTCATAGAAAAAATGGTAGCAATGGGCAAAAAAGATTTAATCATTTTCGCTTCTGATATGGATAACGAAATGGTGCGAAAGTTAATCGCTACTCACAAAGCAAAAGTATTAAATATCTGTGTAGTTAAAGCCCCAATAATCTTTAAAGATATGGTATTTGAAGACTTTGCCAAAGCCACAGGTGCTACGATAATTGAAGACGCTACTGGTAAAACATTTAAGAATTTAACCTTTGAGGACTTAGGAACTTGTGATAGAATAGAGATAGAAAAGGAAGAAATCGTGCTTAATCCAAGTGTAGATTTAACCGAACATATAGCTGATTTGAAAGCAAAAGGCGATGAGGATAGTTTAAGACGAGTATTTTGGCTTACAAGTAAAACTGCCAAACTTAAACTAGGAGCTGTGAACGAAGGAGAGTTGTCATTGCTTCGCCTAAAAGCTACTGATGCTTGCCACTCGGCGAAACTCGCTTTGGAGTATGGTGTAGTTTCAGGTGGTGGAAGATGCCTAGCTTTAATAGCAAGCGAAATGCCCAGAGATAAAGAATTTAATTTAACAGATGTAGGGCAAGTTATGTATAATATTTTATTAGCTCCCCATCTTCAAATTCTTGATAATATGAGAAAAAAAGTTGTAGAAAAAGGAGATTGGAACGGTGAAATAGTGGACTTTGGAAAGGATATAGTGGATGCTTCCGCAGTAACTAAAAATGCCATTCGTAATGCAATAGGAATTGCTTGCCGTGCTTTAACCACCAACACCTTTATAGATTTACCAAAGAGAACTCAGGAAGATTTGCAGTTGGAGATTTTAGGAAGACAAATGAGAAACTTTTAATTATGAAAATACTTAATCTTTATGCAGGAATTGGTGGAAATCGTAAACTTTGGAAAGGACACGAAGTTACTGCGGTTGAAAATGTTAAAGATATTGCTGATGTATATCAAAAACTATTTCCTGAAGATAAAGTAATTGTGGCGGACGCTCACCAGTATCTTATAGACCACCACCAAGAATATGATTTTATATGGTCTAGCCCACCTTGCCCCACTCATTCCGTGACTAATCATTTCTTAAAAGGACAAGGTATATTCCGTTATCCCGATATGAAACTTTGGCAGGAAATTATTTTCTTAAAACATTTCTTTAAAGGAAAATATATTATTGAAAATGTTAAAAGTTATTACAAACCTATATATGAGCCACAAATTATCGGGCGACATTATTTCTGGGCGAACTTCCCAATTTCTGATATTAGTGTAAACTATACACAGATAGGCACAATGAATCGCCAAGCGTCAAAATCAGCACAAAGAAAAGCAATAATACGGGAAGCACAAATACCAGAACTAATTGACTTACACGGATTGAATGGGCTTGATATAAAATTAAAAAATAAACGGCAAGTATTACGAAATTGTGTTTACCCCGAAATCGGCTTACATATTTTAAAAGAAGCATTAAATAAAAAATAAAAATGTTTAAACCCTGCGAACAATGTCATCAACGAGCTTTCTATCCTAGAATAAGGACACTACACTTTCCTTTCTTACCTAAACCAGCAGATATAATTCATAGTGAAAAGAAGATATGTAGAAGTTGTGCTAAAAAGACGGAGCTTATGATTAGAAGAACTCACAAACAGATTCGTCCACCTGTTTGGTTTATCATTAAGTTTTACATAGGAAAAACAATTTGGAAAATAAAAAAATATGGCAATGAATAAAGGAGGGGTTAGGGTTGATATAGAATATGAAGACGACCCAACTAGAAGAAACGAGGCGTGGGAGTTTAATATTGAAACAGATATGTTTGTAATAAACTGGGCTAAAAGGCAACTTATAAAGGTTAATAAAAATAATTATTTAGAAAATTATGACAAACTTAGAACAAAAGAAGAAAAATGATTTGGCTATCCTAAGAATATTAAAGTGCAAAGAAATAAGATATCATTTAGGAACCACCGACCGAAACGCTAGTTTAGATTTACAATTCTTAAAAGATACAGAGAGTTATCAATTCTTTACTGATGCTAGTCCACTAGGCGAAGAAGAGAACAAGGCTTTACTAAAGATATATGGGCTGGTATAGGGAAATTAAGTAGGAATGTTCATTGAAAATTGAGGTCAAGTCAAGAAAAGTTATGCAAGATTTATCAAAAATACCGCCAATGACGAAAGCGTGTACTGCAAGTGCATTTAATCTATTACAAGGAAGAATTTTAACGGACATAGAAACCTTAAATCTTCCCGAAAAACAAGAGAATGCTCTTAAAAGTATACTAAAAAACGACATTTGGAGTATATGGGAAGAAGAAATGGCATTTGTACCCCCAGACGCATTAGAAATAATCCAAAGGGCTACAATGACATATTACGAAGGAGAGAAGCTAAGTCGAGATTAAAAGTTAAGTCAATTAAATTATATGGAAACATCAGATATGTGTTTAGCGGCGTATTTAACTTATAACAACTTTATTGTTGAAAGTATAAAAATAGGTGATGCTACTAAAAATCAAAAAGTGTTTGTGTTCGGTAGAAAGACGGGAACAAAGATAGAAGATTTCGTAATGGATTTCAACAACAAGAGAGGACAAGTTGAACCAAAGAGATACTTCGCAGAAATAAGGGATTTGAAAAGTATGATTTATCATTAAAAGAATAATTCTTGACCTCAATTTTTAGTAAATATTATGGAGAAGAAATTACAAAATAAATATTTAGGAAAGTGGCATACAGGACATATAGCATTGTTTGGGGCAATTTTAATGAGTCACGGGATAAGGGGTAAAGATAAAGAATTTCTAAAGAAACTAATGTATCAAGCATTAACTACATCTAAGAGTAAATAATATATGGATACAGAAGAAGAAATTAGTGCTCAGGAACAGCACAAACAACCAAAAGATGGGACAGAACGATTAAGACCTTATCAATATAAGAAAGGACAGACAGGTAATCCATCTGGTCGTCCTAAGGGTATTTCTCTTAAAGAATATGCTCGTAATAAAATGCTAACTATGACGGACGATGAGAGGGAGGAGTTTTTGTATGGCTTAAACAAAATAGAAGTGTGGAAACAGGCGGAAGGTAATCCCGACACTAAAACAGATATAACAACTAAAGGAGAGAAGATAGAATTTACTCCAGCAGTAGCAAAAGTTGTAGATGAGTTTGAAAGTAAACTTAAAGAACAATTATGAAGAAGAAAACAAATAGCTTTAAGAATTTAAAAAGAGGGACGTATAATTCTAATCTTGATGCTTTTAAAGGCTGTGATATTTGGTGTAAATTATGGCCTCAATCGTGTCCGAATAATAGAAAAAATGTTATTAAGCCAAGTATCAATCCATAGCTGGATTCAAGAAAATGGTATAAAAACAGAAAATGGCAAGCCATTAGATTTTACTACACATAGATATTTATTTGATATTTATAGAGATACTTCTCCTTATTTAGTTTGTTTGAAAGCAGGACAGATAGGATTTAGCACAATGGCTATTTTAAAGACTATTTGGCTCTGCAAGAACAGACGCTTAAATGTTGGATATGTGCTACCCACAGTAGAAATGGTGCAAAAGTTTGTTGGCTCAAAGGTTAATCCAATGGCACAACAAAATCCTATCATTCAAGGTTGGATGAAAGATAAAGACTCTATTACGCAAAAACAGATAGGCGAGAACTTCATTCACTATCTTGGCTCACAGACTGACTTATCAGCAATTATGTTGTCGTTAGATATTCTAGTTGGCGATGAGTTTGATAAAAGTCCACAAAGTATTCTTGAAACTTATGACTCACGTTTACAGCACTCAGAGTATGGTTGGAAATGGCTATTCTCTAACCCTACGATACCCGACTTTGGTGTTGATAGATTCTGGGCTTTGAGTGATAAGAAAATATGGCATATAAAACACTCTTGTGGAGAAACTTATCCGTTGGATGAAACTTGTGTTGATTATAAAACTGAAACCTATCGCTGTCCTAAATGCAAAGGCGAGATTACGAATGAAGAAAGACGAATGGGCGAATGGGTCAAGACAGCAAGTGGCAAATGGTCTGGCTATTGGATACCACTTTGGCTAAATCCTAATATCAAAGCAACTTACATAGCCGAAAAGAAACGAGGTAGTCCTGAGTACTTTTATAACTTCGTGGCTGGTTTGCCTTATGTTAATCCGAATGACGCATTGAGCGAGCGAGCATTAAAGAATTGTTTATCGGATAATGTAAACACACAAGAGGGCAGAGCAATAATCGGACTAGACACTTCATATAATCTTCACTATACGATACGAAACAAACAAGGTGCTTTCTATTATGGTTATTGTATGTCCCCCCAAGAAAAGAAAGACCCGAACTATGACCCTTATGATGAAATAGACAAACACTTGCACGATAACAAGAATTGGATATTGATGGCTGACCAAGGTGGGGACTTAATCGGTGTTAGAAAGTTGCAACAGAAATATCCAGGGCGAGTATTCTTAATCTGGTCGGTAAAAGAGACTCGCAACAAACAACTCATTCGTTGGGGCGAAGATGAAGAATATGGCAAGGTCTTGATAGATAGAAACCGAGTAATACAATTAGCCGTAGACCAAATAAATGAAAAGCGAATGGTTTACAATGGAACTTATGAGGACTGGAAACCATTTTTTGCTCACGCTTTGAATATCTATCGTGTTAAGACTTTTGTTGGAGAGGAAAATGACCCACAGTATGGCTGGAAGTGGGAATGGCGACGTAAAGGACCAGACCACTTTTTTATGGCTGATATGTATGCTCTTGTCGGCCTAGATAGATTTGGCGAAGATTTGGCTACTATCATTTCAAAGAAGGACAACTTCTTACAAGGTGTAGTCAGAGGTTCAAGCGTAGACGGCACTATTCCAGCTAGACAATTCAAGTCTTTTTATTCAACAGGGAGTGATAATAATGATTTTTAACTATGCCAGAACCACAAGTAACAATTTTCTTAACTCATCAGGATGCCGAGCTTTTCAAGTCGTTTAATCAGTTCCATAAGACCTTTGAATTGCTATGTAAATCAGGGGCGTTTGATATTAAAGGAGGAAGTTTTACTTGCCACCTAGATAACTTAGGTAATGTGCAAAAGATAGAACGACACGATAATTTGTTTGACGCACGAGTGCAGAAGTTAGCTTGACTTTTAGAAAGTAATTTGCTAAGATTGAGCTATGAATAAAAGTGTTGCAACTTATTATAAATTAAATCAGCCCCGCCAGTTCTGCAACGCTCTGGTTGGGCTAATTTAGCGTATAATTTTATGAATAAAAAACAAATAGAAGCATTAAAGTTGGTTATAGATTTTGTGGAACGCTGGAATAAGGAAGACAATGAAAAAGATATTGCCGAAGCAAATTTAATTTTACAAAATTTTATAGAACAAAATGTTGAATATGGGGAAGGTAAGTATTGTCCTATTTTTAAAAAAAAAGATGATACAAATTATCTTTATGAATTACTAAGATGAAAAAAACACCACATACTAATTTAAGAAAAATCTGTGAAAAATGCAAAGTTCCATTTTGTCCCGATTGTTGGGAAGATTGTCCGACTTGTGAACCTAAAGAAGAAGTCGCTAGAATATTTCCTAATTACCAAACTTTACCTGTTGAAAGAAAAAAAGATTTTTTAGAACTAATTATAAAATGGAGTAATCAAGAATTAGAATTATTAAGATGAAAAAATTATTTACATTATTGTGGATATTATTAAATTTAGTTTCAATAACTTTATCAATTATGGTAATAATGAAATACTTTCATAAATATGGATAAAAAAACTATTAAGAAAATAGCAAAAATTCTAGGAGAACCAGATGAACCTTTACAAAAAATACGTAAAAGAGAAATACCACAATTTAGGGCTTGGTATTGTGGAAATATGTTTTATTTTGATTTAATAGATTTATTTAATAGCACTACTATGCACTGTGGAGAAACTTACAGATATGAAGATGAAATGCAATATGTAGGCATAAAAGATAAAAATGATATTAAAATCTTTGAAGGAGATATACTAAAACATTTAGCAATATATCCCGATGATTTTGTAGAAAGAAATCCTCATTTAGCTTATGGAAGAATTTGCGGAGGAGTTGTGAGAAAAAATGGGTGGATTTATATAGATGAAAATACAAAAAATCCTATATTACTAACGGACTCAAATAGCAAAGAATGGGAAGTTATTGGAGATATATATAGAAATCCCGAATTATTAAAGAATGGTCTAGAACCTGAATACTAAAAGTTATCCACATAGTTGCTTGCATTTCAAAAAAGTGTTATACTTATAGATATTAAAAAGGTCTAACCCTAACACAACAGGCGGACGCACAAAATGCGTCTGTTTTTTATTTATATGGCATTAGAAAAAATAAATAACCCAATGAGAGATGATATGTATTTCAGTAAGAAAACTGGTAAATACAAAGTTGATTTAAGTAGGTTTGGTGTTAAAGGAAAAGTAGAAGATAAACATCCAACGCCTGCAATAAAATCAGCTAGGCGTAAATCATTATCAGCTAAAAGTAAAGCTCTAAGAGCATAATTTATATGGAGGAAAAAATGTTAGCTAAAATATATCACAGAATAGGTTATGTATCAGTAGCTTTAACAATAATGTGGGCGATTTTAATAGTAGTAATAACAACCAAATAATATGAAACCAAGTTTTAAAACAATTCAAAAAAGATATTCATATTCTGCTAGACATAAAAGTGATGAGGGTGAGCAAGGAATAGTTAAAAGGCACGATATTCAAAAAGCAAAAGAATGGTCTGCCAAATCCAAAGCATTAAGAATGAAATAATAAATGGACAAAGATAAGAGATGAAAGAAAAAGTAAAGTGTAAAAATTGTTTAACCCCACTACGATACAAAGGCAATTATTATGGAAAGACAGGATTATGCTATAAGTGTTCACGACCCCATAGTTTTGGTAAGCCATTTATAAAAGGACAAGTAGGTTGGAGTAAGGGAACAAAAGGTGTGTTGCATAATCCATTAAAAGGAAAGAAAATGCCAGAAAGTTGGAAAGCAAAATTAAGAACACCAAAGAAAATACACCACCTTTGGACAGACGCACAAAAGAAAGCACAAAGTGAAAGGTTTATGGGTAAAAGAATGGGAGCGGAAAATGCTAGGTGGAAAGGGGGAGTAAGCGAATTAGAACACGGTAAAATAAGACGAGATAGAGTAAGAAATGCAGTAGGTTCATACACAGACGGAGAATGGGAACTTTTGAAAATACAATATGGTTTTACTTGCCCTTGTTGTCATCAAGCCGAACCAATAATACAACTAACAAGAGACCATATAATTCCATTATCACGAGGCGGTAGTAATTTTATAGAAAATATCCAACCTTTATGTAAAAAATGCAATGTCAAAAAATTTACCAAAACAATTAAATACTAAATATGAATGAAGATAATTTTGCCGTCAACATTCAAGCAGTAGACGACCTAGTTAGTTCTAAAACTAACAAAGTTTATACTGGCAACTCTGACGAAGAAGGAGTAGTAGGCGACTATCAAGACGAACTATCCTTAGACCTCTCTGATGAGGAACTTTTAGACTTAAAGAAACAATACGAAAGTGATTATGCTGGATATGCACCGAAAGTAGTTGCTAGACAGAAAGAGAACAAGAAATACCTATTAGGCTTACAGTTTGGTAATTCAAGACGCCAAGTGCCAGTATCTAAGAACTTACTATTCCAAAGCACCGCTACATTCGTTCCGCAAGCATTAGCCAAGAACCCTGAACCTGTAGTATTCAGCGATAACACACCACAAGGCAAGGAAGCAAGCAAGGGCTTAAAGACAATGCTTCAATTCCACGCAGAGAACTTCTTACTTAGAAAGAAACTAGGTATTATGGTTTGGCATTGGGGTATTTACTTTACAGCTATTCTTAAATATGGCTGGGATGAAACTACTAAGGACATCACAGTAGAAGTCAGGAATCCACAAAACTTCCTATTTGAACCCACAGGCTATGTAGATGAGTTTGGTGACTTTGTAGGTTGGATGGGAGAGAAGATAGAAACCACAGCCCAGAAACTTATTGACACCTTCCTAGAACATAAAGCATATATTTTAGACAAAGTTAATAACAAAGTAGGCACGAAAGTTGTCCGCACAGAATGGTGGACTGATGAATATTGCTTTACCACCTTTTTTGACAAGGTGTTGGACAAACACAAGAATGAATTTTACAACTACGATACGAAAGGTCAATCAACCGAAGAAAGCGAAGCTGGAGAGGAAACATTAAAAGGTCATAATCACTTTGCGAAGCCAAAGATGCCTTATACTCTCCTCTCTATCTTCTCTTTACAAGAACAACCCCACGACATCACGAACTTAATAGAGCAGAATATCTCAAACCAAGACCAAATCAATGTCCGTGATGAGCAGATTGATAGGAACCTAAAGAGTGCTAACAATGCGGTAGCAATCTCAGGCGTATCATTTAACCAAGAAACAGCGAGTCAAGCAGTGCAGAGTTTCTATGAAGAAGGCTTCATCTTAGTCCCAGATGGAAATGTAGACGGGGCTATAAAGCGTATTCCAGCTAACGATTTGCCTAGTGGTATATTCACCTCACAAGAGAACGCCCAGAACGCTCTAATGAGTGTATATGGCACACAGGGGCTTACAGCAGACGCACCAGACACAGACCAAACAGCTCACGGAATGGTAATCAATACTAACCGAGATAGTTCCCGAATAGGTGGAGGTGTAGGCGAAGCCCTAGAACAAGTCGCCGCTAACTTCTTTAATAAGCTAACCCAAATGTATTATGTATTCTATGACGAACCTCACTTTGCTGCTGTTATGGGTAATGGTGCTGCGGTGTCTTATATTCAATTACAAATGCAGGACGAAGAAAGACGATTTATCGTAAATGTGTCCCCGAATAGTATGAAGCCAAAAGATGAAGTCAGTCAGCAAAATCTCGCTACAGAATTATTCCAAGCAGGTGCAAGCGACCCATTAACTTACTTGGAAGACATAGACAACCCAGACCCGCAAGAGTCAGCTTTAAGAATGATGATATTTAGAACCAACCCAGCACAATATATTCAAAACTACTTATCTCCAAACCCCGAACAGCAAGCACAAATGCAACAACAACCGCCAACGGGACAAATACAAGACCAAAATCCGACGAATACAAATTTATCAGCACCGCCTACTAGTTCGTCCCTAGGTCAGGTCGGAATGAGCGACAACGCTCAACAACCTAATATAACAACTTAAATGTCAACAGCACGTTCAAAAGCATTGGGAAAAGAAGGAACATACTCATTCAAAACAAAGAATGGGTGGAGAGTAGATGCAAAAGGAAAATCCCCTCACGAGGCATATCCTATTGCCCGTTCTATTACTAAACATCATCAGAAACATAATGCAATGTTTAATAAAAGCGGTGGAGATGAAAGAGGTAAAAAAGCAGAAAATGTTAGATTAAGTGGAAGTTATTTCAAATATGATAAAAATGGAATACACGATAACTACAAATCTTCTTCCAGTTATCGCCCAGCTCATTTTAAGAAAGGAGAAAACCATTAAATTACCAAAGGTCGTAATAATTAACTAAACAAAATGAAGACAACAGCGAAATCAAAAGCATTAAAAGGAGGGAAAGCAGATTTTAGTAAGTTTAAAGACGCAGTTAAATTAAAACCTTGTAAAGAATGTGGAAGTAGGTCAGTCCATACACACCAATAATTTAAGTAGAAAGTATTAGTTAAAAAGTAGTCTAGTAGATAAAAATGTAGTGAAGTGTTAATTTATAAGGCTAAAATAGAAATTTAATAAGTAGATAAAAAGTAGATTATCAGCTAACCAATAAAGTTATGGAAGAAGAAGTAAAACCAGTAGAGGAAGGAACTGATGTCTTACCTGAAGTTCCTGAAAACCACGAACCAGCACCCGAAGTGGCAACAGTAGCGTAAATTGAAAATTAAATAGTCTGTCCGTTCTCTTCGGTGCTGTGGACGTTAAATAAAGCTCCTGTGTAAATCTTATTAACATAATCGCTTCTCTCGACTGAGCGTATCAGCCCCGCAATAATTATGGAAAAAGAAACCAAAGTAGTAGATAGTTTTTTAGCAGGTTTGGAAGAGCCGAATGTAGAAGTCGGTGACGAACTTGCACTCTTCCCCGAAGAAAAGGGAGAAGAAGAAATCCCTGAGAAACCTGTGGCTTTTCATAAAGATGAAAAAGTACAGCGTTATATAGACCGACAGGTTGAAAAACGATTAAAGGATTTCAAACCAAGTGCAGAACAATCTTTCAAAGAAGAAGTTGGAGAACCAAAGTTTATATCCTCTTTAGAGAAGATTATAGGCAACGATACTCCTGAAAAGATACAAGCTCTAAAGGACTTGAAAGAGGACTGGAGCGGAATGTCCAGACAAGCGAAATCCGAAGCCTTGAAAGAAATTCTTGAAGCTCAACAAGAAGCAGAACAAAACGAGCAAGTAGAGTTAGAGGAAGCAGTAGACGAGCTAGACGAAGGACGAGATGAGATTGAAAGCCACTTTGGTAAGCCATTGACAGAAAAACAATGGGACGCCTACAAGGATTACTTGTTAGACATTGAACCAAAAGGTGGTTATCAAGAATATCCCGACTTCATCAAAACCTTTGATTATTTTAGAAAGGTAAATAGTAGGTCTAATGCAACCGCTAAAACTCTCGCTTCAAGGAGTATGGAACGCTCTGCCCCCGCATCTAACCAAGAAGCACCGAAAGGAGGTTCGTGGAAAGACTGGGACGCAGTGAAAGACAAACTTCTTAATCAATGATTATTAGATAACTGATTTAGTAATAAAGGTAATAACAATACCCATAAAATACTAAAGACCAAACTTTATCCCTCCATCACTGAATATACAGACAACGACAAATCAGTATCTTGCTCCTTTTTGGATTGACCAAACATTACGCGATAATGCGTTCTTTGGAATGATTCTAGGCAAGACAAAAAAATGGGATGGTAGCCAAATGCTTTTTGGTATTAAATATCAAAAAGGCGTTTCTACAGTTGCGTTCAATGGATTTGACCAACTTCCTACATCTCAAAATCCTACGACTGTGAATATGACTTTTTATCCAACATTTACAGCAACTAACGTAGCATTAGCAGGTTCAGAATTATCAATTAACAAAACCAATGAGCAGAAAGTTAATCTTTTGGAAGTGACTATGAAGTCACGTTCAGAAGATGCCGCAGATGATGTTGGTAATTTCTTTCAAGGAAATGGAACATCTTATGGTGGAAAAGCTCCTGCTGGACTTGGTAATATAGTAGACAATGGGTCAGTAGCTTCCACTTATGGTGGACTTTCACGTGCTACCTATCCAGGCTTAAACGATTATCAGACCGCTTCCACAACACTATCTCTCTTACTCGTTCGTCAAGTAAATAACAATATTTCGGATGGACGCATTAAACCAGATATCTGTTTGACCGATTACCAAACTTGGGCTTACTTTGAACAACTATTACAGGCTTTTCAACGCAATACTTATTCCGATTTCCGCAAAATGGATGCTGGAGCAGGTTTCAAAGCCGATGGTATGATTTGGGACGGATTAGAAATCTTCCGAGATAAGAAGGTAGTTACTGGAACATTCTACGAACTCAATAGCGAGTTCTTGGAGTTCTATGGACTTAATTGGTGGGAAGGTGAGCCAGTCAAACTTGGCACTGAACTCATCAAAGGCAATATCTACAACTTTAGTCCAGCAGGTGCGACAAAAGCATTTACTTGGACAAAGTGGATTCACGCTTACAATCAGGGAGCTATCAATGGCTTTATGATTATGGGCGGGCAACTTGTGTGCACCGCTCCATTCCGTAACGGAAAAATTACTGGCATAACAGGAATATAATAGTCGTATATTCTTTAACACGTTAAAAATATATGAGTTTATATTACGAAAACTTACAACCTCAAGCTGAAGCAAACTATGCAGTAAATGGTGTGGCTTTTGCTACGAACAAGCCTGCAACATTCGGTTCAACTGTAGCGATTACTGGTGCAGTCACTATGGCAAGCACCTTAAATGTTACTGGAGTAGCTACCTTTACTGGTACACCAGTATTTAATGGAGGGCTCACTTATAAAGTTGTAGACACAGCGGCAATCGGAGCAACACTTGTTCTAACCGCTGCTAATTCAGGTACGACATACATTATGTCGGCTACAAGTGGCACTCCATCATTTACGCTTCCAACAGCCGCAGCAGGACTTGAGTTCACATTTGTTACAGGAAATACTTTTGCTGGTTACACCATTACAGGTGGAACTGTTCACTTAAAAACATCAGCAACAGGAACAGCAGTATCAGGAACTACAGTAACGAACACACAAGCAACAGCAGTGGTTGGAGATGCTCTTACAATTGTCTGTGATGGTACAGCTTGGTGGATGGTCGCCCAGACAGGCGTCTTCACAGCCGCTTAATTATTAACTAACATTAAAAATATATGATTTTAACAGATTTCAAAAGTTCCCCTTTCCCAATCTTCAATACTGGTAATCTAGGAAACGCTAATTACTCTGGTACTGCCACCGCTTTATACAACGGTTTGACAGGCACTCAGGTAAATGGTGTTCCCGATACTAGTCTTGATACTCTTGTGGGTTCCAAGTGGAACACAGACGGAGGTCAAACATTGACTCTTGTATCAAATGCCGCAGTGGCTTTGGTAGCAGGAAACCTCGTTCAAAATTCCCCACAGCTTACCGCCTTTGAAAAAATGGCGATAACTGTTCCAACAACAGTTCCAGCAACCGCAGGCACATACCAAGTGTATGTTACTAATGGTGGAACTGTAATGAATGCCAACCAGTTCGCTGGTGGACAGCTCATTGTAGCCGCAGGTGTAGGTCTTGGTCAGACGCTTGATATTGCTTCCCACACAGCGGCAGCAGCAACGACTGGCAAGATTACAGTTACTCTTGCAGACCCTATTCAGACCACTCTTGATGCAACTTCAGTAGTAAGTTTTGTTTATGCTCACGGTCAGAACGTAGTCATAATGCCTACAACCCCAACAGGGTTAGCAGTAGGTGTTACGGTCTATCCTATGCCAGCTTCAGTAGCAAACACTTACGATGGAACATCAGGTGCTTTGACGGTTCTAGGAACACCAGTATACGGCTTTGTCGTATCACACGGTCAAGTTGGTTGTTTAATAGACAACTCGGTTACCAATGTCGGCTATCCTCTTGGACAGAAATGTGCTACAGCAGGATGTCTTGGTATCGCAACACTTACAACTTCCCCACAAATCGCTATCGCAATGCAAACATTGACTTCAGCACAAGTAGGAGCGGTTTACATGTTATTGTAGTAAAACTTAATAGTTCAGCTTTCACTTTGCTCCTTGGCGACGCAGGGAGCGAGTATGAGAGCTGAACAGTTCTCTTATAAACTAATCAGGGTAACATCAGGTTTCACAAGAAACATCTGGTTACATCCGAATTAAAATATGCCCCCATTTAAACACGAAGTAGAAGAGTATGATGCAGACTTTGACGGAGTCTTTAGATTTACTAACCCAACAGACGAGGACTTTGATTACAAGTGGAATAATGTAATTTACACTTATCCCGCAAAGCAAACAGTCCCAATGATTATTAAAAACGAAACGCCAGAACACGTCCAGCAAATTAGAAAATATGCTGCCAAAGCTCTAGCGGAACGTGAGTTCTTCAAAACAAAAGGTTTTAAGGAAATTAGAAACGGTCTAAAGAATAAAGAAATGGGCTACAATGTGATTGCTTCCTCTTATAACGAGAGTGAATTACAACCGTGGGTAGACCAATGCCTTAAACCATTACCAGCAGGAAAAGCTAAAGTTAAAGTTATAGAAGAAGAAGAACTTAACTTAAAGGCTTCTAAACCTATCGGTAAAGGTTCTTCAGATGGTAGTAATTTTCCAACAGTAGACCTAAACGCAGAGTTCAAAGAGTCTAACGATAAATTGTTAGCTGGCAGAATATAACTTCTATGAAATTACTCCAGAAGAAACAAATCAACGATAGGGTGCAAACAGAACGTAAGAATATAATTGATTCAGGAGTTTTCCTTGCAAAAAAGATTGATGCTCTTCGGGAGGAAGTATTGACACTTCAAAAGACCCGTGATGAGTTTATTGCGGGTTCACAACAGGTAATCAACGATTCTTTAAGCTCACTACAACAAAAACAAGATTCTCTTTCTAAAGAGATAACAGAGTTGGAAGTAAGGCGTAAAGAATTGTTGAAACCTCTTGATGAGGAGTGGGCAAAAGTTGATAAAGGTATAGGAGAAATCCTTAATCAAAAAACAGAATTATTAGCAAAAGAATTTCTACTCAATGAAAGAGAAAACCAAATCAAAAAAACTGAAAACGAAATCTCCACTATCATTGCCAACACAAGATACAAAAGTGAAGAAGCCGAAAAAGCCCGCAATGAAACTTTCACCCTTCGTGATTTGGCTCAAAAAGAATATGAAATCGCTAAGGAAAATACTATTTCTAACTCCGCTTTAGAAGAAAAAAAACTAAAAGAATTATCTATAAAAATATCAACTTACGAAAACGGTATTTCAGTCAATGAAACAAAAGAAAAAGATTTAGAAATAAGAGAGGTCGCATTATTATCAGAACGTAAACACCTTGAATCGCAACAGAGAATATTCTTAATTGCGAAAGGTATAAAATAAATAAAGTGTTATAATGGTAATATGCGTAAAGGACAGATTACACCTGAAGAAACTAGGAAAAAACAGAGTTTAGCTCGTATGGGTAAAGTTCCGTGGAATAAAGGAAAAAAAATGTCTTATATTGCTTGGAATAAAGGTATTCCATTACCTGAAGAGCAAAAAAGAAAAATAAGTATTGCAAGAAAAGGAAAATGTTTAGGTAATACTTACGGATTAAAAAAGGGAAATACTTTATGGTTAGGAAGACATCATACGGAGGAATCTAAAAAGAAAATGAGTATTACTAGAACAGGCAGAAAACATACCCCTGAATGGAATAAACATATAAAAGACAGTTTGCCCGTCGGTAGAAATCATCCTAATTATGGAAAGAATATGTCTGGTAAAAAAAATGGTAGATGGATTGAAGATAGAACAAAAGTTAAAAAATCTGAAAAAAAGCATTTAGATACCCAATATAGATGTTGGATGTTGGGAACAAAAAGAAGAGATAATTGGAAATGTAGATTATTAAGTGATGATTGTAAAGGTCGCCTAGAATCACACCATATATTTAACTGGATAGAATACCCAGAATTAAGATATATATTAACAAACGGCATTACACTTTGTGCCTTTCATCACCCAAGAGGTCGTGAAGAAGAGAAACGAATGATTCCAATATTACAGGAATTATTGTCAGTATCAAAAGAATAACCTTGGCAACAATGATACAACCTTCCAGTAATGCTAATGTTCCAACAATCCAAACAGGCACAACTGCTTTGGCAGATTCAGGGGGACGTAGGATTGCGTGGAATATACAAAATTTAGATACAAATGTTCTTTATGTATGTTTAGGAACAACTGCTTCAGCGACAGTTTTTCACGTAGTTTTAAAAGCTGGAACTGGAAGTAAAGATGGTAGTGGAGGAACGGTCGGTCAAGAAAATGGTGTAATTTTTACAGGCCCGATATATGTATATTCTGCGGGAACACCATCTTATACAGTATTAGAACAAATAAACTAATATGATAAACAACGAAACAACTTCAAACGTAAAACTAACCTTAGAGCAACTACAGCAAATTGATGCAGTAGAAACTAAACTTGCCGAATTAAATACTCAAATTGCCGTAGCTAATAAAAATCTAAGAGTAATTACAAACGATTCTAACCGATTAGCTAAAGAAAGAATTTCTGCTGAAGCATTATTGGCTGACTTAACTACTCAAAACGAAACTCTTAAAAAGAGTGTAGACAGCTTAACTGAAACCCACAACAAAACCAAAACAGAAATTACTAATCTTGAAAGTGAAATGGTGGCTAAAAAAGCCGTTCACGACAAAAGGGAAACTGACTTGAATGACTGGGAAGCAAAAAGTCTTGCTATCCAAAATTCTTTAAATAAAGAGTCAGCAGAACTTAACAACAATAAAGTTTTACACGAAAACGACAAAGTAATATTTAATTCAAAGGTCGCTAAATTAAAAGAAGTCATTTCAACTTTTTAATGGCAGATATAGACGCAAATACTAGAAATACTTGGCTACTCTATAACGAAACTACTAAAGAAGTAGAGCCTGCGAGAGTAGACCCTGTAACTGGTGCTTTGCTTGTCTACATTGCTGAAGTTGGTTTAGCCACGCCATCTAGTTATGACCGAAATGGAATTGACGAAAATGGTAGAAATACTTTAGGAGGTTGGGATGATACCACTTCCAGCATAGAAGCATTTAGGTGCGATAATAATGGCAATTTACTAATAATTTCAGCATAAATTTATGAGTTCAGAAACATTGACACCCGATTCTAATACAAGAAATATAGCAGGGGCAGTCACAGACGACAGCAACGCTTTTATTAAAAAACTTCGTATTGACGACACTACCAAAGGTCTAAAAGTAATGATTGTAGGTGGAGGTGGTGCTGGAAGCGTGACTTCTGTGTCCGTAGCCACCGCTAACGGTTTTTCAGGCACAGTAGCTAACGCAACCACTACCCCAGCTATTACCATCATTGCAGGGGCTATTACACCTACAGTTTCAGTAACGACACCTTTAGTAAATACCACTAATAATGCTATAACCGCCACAGCAAATGCCGCCACAGTTCCAGTAACTTCAAGTCTAAGCACAGTAACAAATAATTCTGCCGCAACTTTAACGATTACGATTACTACTGCAGGAGCCATAGACGGACAGAAACTTATAGTTAGAATTTTAGATTTTAGTGCAGCGACACAAACAATAGCTTGGGTAAATACAGAAAATAGCACAGTAACTGCACCAACTACATCAAACGGTTCAACGACATTACCATTAACGGTCGGATTTATGTATAACAACGCCACATCTAAATGGAGATGTGTAGCGAGTGCATAAGATAATTATATGGCAACAACATTTTTAGAACCAGGTGGAGATGCAGACTTCTTAGTTGGAACGACTAATGGTTTTTGGGGTATTATTAATGCTGCTCCTTCTATTGCTACTGATTTTGTTCACGGCGGACATCAGAAATCTATAAAATATAGAACAGGGAATTTTGACATAGTGAAAACTATCGCAGGGGTGGCGAGAGATGCTGGTACAAGGATAAGTTTTTATATATATATAAATGCCCTACCCAATGCAACTGGCAAATTTTTTCAACTTACTACTGCAGGCGATGGTGCTAGTTTAGCAATTCAAATTACTAGTGGAGGAGTGTTACAATTAAGAAATGATGCTGGTGGAGTTCAAATAGGAACTGATGGAGCAACACTTTCAACTAGTCAATGGTATAGAATTTCTTTAGCTTATACCATTACTTCAACATCAGTAAACAGATTTGAATTATTTGTTAATGGTGTTTCAAGTATTTCAATAACAAATGCAACATTAACTACTATTGTTACTTCTAAAGCAGGTTGGGGAAATTCTAGTGGCAACGCTACTTTTGATATTCGCACCTCCGACCACTACATAGACAACTCCTCCTCCCTAACCGACCCAGGTAATATTTGGGTTACCGCAAAACGACCAAATGCCAATGGCACGACTAATGGCTTTACGACTTCAGGAAGTCCATCAGGGGGAACAGGAACTGGAAACGCTCCCTATGTTAGTGAACGACCACTAGACACAGGTGCTTTAGTTTCCAAAGTAGGTGTAGGTTCGGCAGTTACAGAAGAATATAATATAGAAAGTAAATCAACTGGCGACATAAACATATCAACTGCTACGATTGTAGATTGGTTGGCATGGTGGAGTATGAGTTCATTAGTTGGAGAAACTTTAACAACCATTTTTAATGGGTCTACTTCCACTCAAGCAATTACATCAACCGCAACTCTTTATACTAAAATTGTGGGTTCTACTACTTATCCCGCAGGCACAGGAGCAGATATAGGAATAATAACAACCACAGCACTTACAACAGTTTCTCTTTATGAATGTGGAGTTATAGTAGCGTATATACCAGCGGTCGCAACTAATACAGGCAATATGCTTTTAGTATTTTAATTTTATGAGTTATAGATACGAAAAATCAACAGGAGATATAGTGATAGAAGGATTTTATTTAAAAATGTTATAATTAATATATGCCATCACCAAGATTTCAAAAAGGAAATAAAATATGCGTAGGTAGAAAACCTTGGAATAAAGGGAGAGATTTTCCACAGATGAAAGGTAATACCTTTTGTGTTGGGAGAGTCCCTTGGAATAAAGGCAAAAAGGGTCTTTTAAAACATTCAGATGCGACTAAGAAAAAAATGAGTGATACTCAAAAAAGAATAGGTAACAAACCACCTGTTCATCACTGGAAAGGTAAAGATGTTCCGAACTGGAGAGGTGGGGTTAGTAGTCAGAATGATTTAATAAGACATTCAACTGAATATAAACTTTGGCGAACAGCAGTTTTTACTCGTGATAATTTTACTTGTATTTGGTGTGGTTATAAAGGAAATAAACTAAATGCAGACCACATAAAATCATTCGCTGAATACCCTGAACTTAGATTTGCGATAGATAATGGTCGGACTCTTTGCATAAATTGTCATAAGAAAACAGATAATTATGGATGTAATTTAAAATATAAAAAAAATGTCTTATAACATTGAAAAATCAACGGGGGATATTGTAATCTCTGGTTTCGAGAATGGAATCGCCCCAAGTTTACACAAAGGACTAGCTAATCTTCAAAATGTAAACATCTCTACCGAAACAGGTGAAGCGATGTGTTCTTTTAATCGTATCAAACAAACCCAAACAGGAACAACGGGAACTTTAACGCAAGTCAACACAAATACTGTTTCAGTTAGTGGAATTACTCTTTTAGTTGGACAAGTTATTACTATCACAAACGCTGGAACTACTGGTCTATCGGGAAATTATTACTATCTCTCAACTGGTAAATTATATGCGGGTAATAATGTGCCAAGTAACCCAGCCACTGCAACGGTAGTAACGGGCATAACTGCTGGGACTGCTACCTTTACAATCGCTTTTCCAATGGGAACACCTTTCCAATCTGCTACTGAAATATATACTGATGCTTCAAATAATAAACAATATCGTTATTATATTTTAGATTTACTGGGTTCTCTATGGTGCCACGACACAGCTACCTTAAGTGGAGTTGATACTCCGGTATGGTTTAATGTATATAATCCAGGTCTAGGTACGAGCGGCTTAGCCGTACTGAATGGTTGGATATTCTTTTTTAATACTTATGCTAATACAAACAATGATTACTGGATGAGTACATCAAGACTTGGCACTGTTGCTGGCACAAGTGGAAATTTGGGTCTAATAGGACAAGGTATGCACTATTCTCTAGTTGGGCATCAAGGAAAAATGTATGTGACTGACGGACAATTTATTGCTAGTTATTTTCCAAATACATCACTTATAACTGGTAACTCAAACATCCAATCTTATTGTGAATATACTGGTGCGAGTGGACTTGGTAATTCTAGTATTACTGATGTCATTGGTGGGTCTTATCCTAATTATGGAGCAGGTTCAACTGCTAGAGTTCCAGTCGTATTTTTTACTCAAGGAACACTTCCAAGTGCTATAAGTGCTGGAGTTATTTATTGGATTGGAATTTCTTCAGTTACTTCACCAACAGCTTTCCAAGTTTTTACTGGACCTACTGTTGGTGGAGCATTAGATATGAGTGCTGGTGCGGTTGGTAGACAGTTTTTCAATACTTTTTATCCTATATCAGTGGGCGGAAGAACAATGTTGACTTTCACCCCGCAACGACTTAATCTGCCTTTTTACGAAACAGCTCAATGTATGGCAGAACTTGGAAATATTGTTGTTATTGGTTGTTCAGGAAATGTTCTTTATCCTTGGGACCAAATTAGTCCTCTTCCTGGTGATTTAATTCCCCTCCCAGAAAACGATACACACGGAATGATTACAGTAAATAATATGTTGTATGTCTTTGCAGGGCATAAAGGAAATATTTATCTTACTAACGGCTCTTCAGCTTCACTCGCAACCACAGTGCCTGATTATTGTGCTGGTATCGCAGGCACTCCCGCTTCTTACATAGAACCTTACTTCTCTTGGGGTGGGTCAATGTATTGTCGTGGACGAGTATATTTTTCAGTCCTAGACCAAACAGCAACGAAAGCAGGGAACTGCGGAGGTATATGGTCATTCATTCCCACTCAAAACTTTTACATCGGACAAGATACGGGATTAGCTTTACGACTTGAAAATCAAAACTCTTACGGAACTTATAACGGTTATGCTCCAGTTTTAATCAACAGTATGGTTCAAACTGCTATTGCTCCTCAATATTGGGCAGGTTGGGTTTCAGACATTAACACTCCGACTTACGGCATAGACTTTACCGATACTGTTCCTTGCACGACTGCGATAATTGAAACTGATTTAATTCCAACAGGCACAGTCCTTACAAAGAAAACTTTTCAACAGCTTGAATATAAATTGGCTTCGCCTTTAGCGAACGGAGAAAGTGTTGTTATAAATTATCGTTTAAACGGAACGGATGCTTGGGCAATTTGTGGAACAACAAATGTTGAAAGCACCACAGCATTATCTGGTTATATTGATATAAATTTTCAAAACACCCAGTGGACACAATTACAAATTATTTTAAATTCATTAGGCAATTCCTCGTCTAGTTTTGTCAGGTTAAATCAGTTGCGACTTCGCTAAAATATATGGATGAAACAAAATTTCGGGAAATAGCACAAGAAGTATACGACCAAAATCAGGCAAAAAACCAGAACACTACTTTTGTTGTGCCTAAACATATTCATAATGGAGTAGACGCTCCTAGAGTAAATCAAGACAACATTGATACAGGGACATTTTCAATGTGTGGTTTAGAATCAGTTTCAAGTGAAACTTTTACAATAGAAACTTTCCCAAATGTTACAAATATTTCTCTTTATGGAATTGCCGCTGATAATTTAGGAAGAAAAGCTACACTTCAAGGTTCTGCTTTTATTGGTAATTGCTTTGCTTATGGTAATCAAGGAGGGACAAATGTTTCTTATATAAGTTTGACTGGAGGTCAATATTCTACCATAATTCAAACCTGTAGTTCAACCTATTTTGATACAACAGTTGCTTTTGGTTCAACAGCTGTAGGAGTAAATGCTTCAGGAAGTATCGGAACAGGAATAGATGAATATCTTATTTATGTTAATGATAGAACTTCTCCTACCCCTATTGTAGTTGCTGCTATGAAAATAATAAGTTGGACTAATAATACAATTACCTTTCAAACAACCTTAGCCACTAATTGGTATGTTAAATTCTTTTTATCAATGTCGTAATTTATTAAAATAATTATAAAACAATGAGAACATTTTATTCAGGAACAGGAGGAAAACCAACAGACTTACTCAACTATTATGCTGGGTTGTCTCAAAATACTAGTCAAGCCAATTTAGATATTGGGGCTACAATGATAAATGATGAACACAAAAAATTGCTTCAAGAGTATTTTTTCAATGAAAGTAGTTTCACGATTAACACAGTCGCAGGACAGCAATTTTATCCCCTACCTTACAACTATTCAAAGTTAAAAACTGGCACGATTACCAACGGAAATCTTACTTGGACACCAACAGAGATTTTAAGTCGCAGGGCTTGGGACTTGTTAAATACTCAGAAAAATTACGCAGGAAATATTCCTAACAACTACTATATTTGGGGAAATAAAATAGGTTTCTGGCCTATTCCATCAAGTGCAACGGAAGTAATAACTTTTAACTATCAAATCCGAGTGCCTGATTTAACTCTGACAGACTATACGACAGGCACAGTCGCCGCTACAAACACAGGAGGCGTGACAAGCACAACTAACCTATTTGGTGGTTCTACTTCATACACTACGGCTGTAGGAGTGGCTACAACAGGTGGAAATGGCACAGGTTGCACGGTAGACACTACAGCGGTAAATGGAGTCATCACTTCTATTGTGCTTAATGTCGCAGGTTCTGGTTATCAAATAGGCGACACATTAACAATTAGTGGTGGAGATGGCACAGCTAATTTTATGGTAGTTGCAATTTCACAGTCTAGTGTTATCACAGGCACGACAACCGCTTGGCTTACTACTCCTAACTTTATCGCTACCGCAGGCTCAGTATTAAACTTAAATCTATGGATACGCATTACCGCACCGAAAGGCGACAATAATTGGTATAAAATATCTTCCATAGATAGTGCTACTCAATTAACTTTAGTAAATCCATATCAAGGGGCAACTTGCACGGGAGCGAATTATGTAATCGGTCAAATGTCTTTACTCTTAGAAGACTTCCACGACATACCAGCTTATAAACCTTTAGTAATTTATTTCTCTACTATTCAACCAAACGAAGCAAAGGCAAGTGAAGCGAAAAATTGGTATAAAGAGGGTATTGCACGACTTGACAAATATTGTGGCACAAAGTCACTTTCGGTCAACTTGAACCCTCCCCGCCAAATGAGGAACCCGAATTTATTTCAGGGTAACTTCGGTCAATAATTATTATTAACTTTATAAATATATGGGATATAACACAACATTTAAC